GACTGTTACAAGTATATGTCTGAGTACTCAGATTATGTAGCAATTAGTTTTGACTTTTCTTACTATCTTATTTCTGGGCGTGGTAAGAACAAACTTGAAAGATGGTGTTATGGGCGTCAAAAGTTAATCAAAGATCTTATTGACGACGGGGTATGGAATTGGAGTAAGCCACATCACTTACTGGGATGTTCCTTAGCTAAGGAATTTAGATACTACGTTGATGAAGAGATCACTAATATTAGAAGCTGTGATACTTCTAACCCGGTAGTAGCTGGTATTAAGGGACTTAGATATAATGGAGATCTAGGATTAACAGATAAACCTTCCGTTAAGTTAGCAGAATTAATTGATCATAATGTTACTGCAGATGAGATGGAAGATATCAATCACAATACTAAATCATTTAAACAAATATTAAAACGATGATAATTGCATTTACAGGAGCTCAAAGTTCGGGTAAGAGTACTCTTCTTAATAAGATGAGAGAAGATGAGTATTTTAAAGATTGGAATTTTGAGGCTGAGATAACTAGGATGTTAAAAGAGAAGTATGCGTTAACTATTAATGAGGACGGTGATAATTTTACGCAGATGATTACTATTCATAGTCATATAGATAATTACTTGAAGAATAGGAACAAAAACTGCGTGTTAGATCGTTGCTGTATTGACGGGTTGGTGTATACGACTTATCTTTCTTATACTAAGAAGGTAGATGAAGAGTTGGGGTATTATGCTGAATATATTTGTAAGAAACTTATAGGTAAGTATGATATTATTTTTTATACTGATCCATCTATTCCGTTGGTGGATGACGGGGTGAGAAGTACTGATGTTGAATTTAGGAATAAAATAATACAGTTATTTGATTTCTTTATTGAGCATTTTAATACTGGTAATGTTGTAAAGTTATCAGGTGATGTGGAACAGAGATATAATATTATAAAGAGTGAAATTAAAAAACGAACAAAATAATTTATGAGTAATCAAGTACTAGACAATTCTAATATTAGTAAACATTTAGGTAAAACATCTGAATATAAAAATACATATGATAAAGCTTTACTTGTAAGAGAACCAAGGCAAAGTAACCGTACGTACCTAGGTATTGAAGATGCTAATTTACCTTTTATTGGCTTTGATACTTGGAATGCTTATGAGTGTTCCTTCTTACTCAATAACGGATGCCCAGTAACTGGTGTTGCAAAGATTTGTTACCCAGCTGATAGTAGGTACATTGTTGAGAGTAAGTCCATTAAACTATACTTTAATAGCTTTAATATGGAGAAGATGGGCGGTAATATGCGTGATGCTATTCTTAACTTTAAGAATACAGCAAGTGCTGATTTATCCGATTTATTAGGAACACATGCACGTGTTAGCTTCTTACCAGGCTTCTTGGTTGATAAGACAGATGTTAGTGCTCATGATTATTATGATAAAGAAATCTTTAAGACTGTTGAAAACGTGATTGATGAACAGCAGTTAATGCAGGTTAAGTTTGATACCTATACTGAAACACCTGAACTATTACAGCAAGATATTAGAGTAGTAGCTAATGAAACAGAGCAATACTTCCATTCAGGTTTACTAAAGAGTAATTGCCGTGTTACTAGTCAGCCAGACTGGGGTGATGTTTATATCTATATGAAGTCCACTTCTATAGTAGATGAAGTATCATTATTAAAGTATATAGTATCATTTAGAGATGAATGCCATTTCCACGAAGAGATATGCGAATGCATCTATAAACGTTTATCAGATATCTTTAAACCATCAGAGTTATTTGTAATGTGTTTATATGCTAGAAGAGGTGGTATAGACATTAATCCCGTAAGAGCATCTGATCAGAAACTAATGTTCAGACTAAGTAAGAACTTATACGATATCTACGGACCGCACGTGAAGACGTCAAAACAATAAGACAATAAAAACCCCGGTATCTTTTGAATACCGGGGTCGATTTTAATTCGTTTGTAACGACTAAGTTTAATCTTAGAAGTATACTGATTGTGTCGCAGGTGTGAAAGCCTGGCCCAATCCCGAGATTAGAATCACATGGTAGTAAAGATTTGCACCAAAAATGTTATCTACAACACCATAACGTGTTAATAGACCAACTCTTGGAGCAAAATCATTCTGACCGATGGTGCGTTGTACCATTACAGGAATGTAAGGGCAGTAGATGATACCTGTATCATAGAACTCTGGACCCTTGTAGCCTAATAAGGCATACTCAGGACGTGTAGTTGAAGGTACTGAGCCGTATTGACCGTTCAGATAGTTACCTTCAGTACGAGTATCGCGGTAAACGTTGAAACGTCCACCTAAATTACCTACCTTAGCAACGCCGACTGGCTGTGTATTTACATTACCTTGGACTGGTACCCATTGGAATTCAGGTAGCATTTCAAGGATTGCAGCAACGCGAGGAGTACAAACAACAAAGTTTGCAGCACCACGACGATTACGAACAGCAATACGGTTTGCTTCGATAATTAATCTTTGATAGAAGTCACGATTACGTTCTACTAACCAGCGACCGTCTGCGGAAGCTGGGGACCAAACAGAGTAACCGTTGCCAAAACCTGCGTTAAGAGCAACTTGGATCATTCTGATTAACATTTCACGGTCGATTTCTGCCTGAATTTCGTACGACATAGCGTTCGTTAATTCGGTGTCGATATCGATACCATTCATGTTCTTTAAGTCCTGTTCGAGTTCAACTGACCAGCGAGCGCCTAAACGGCGAGTACCAGCTTCAACAGCAGTCTTTTCAAACGAAACTTCGAATGTTGGAATAGCATTCGTTAATTCAAAGTTTTGTAAGAGAGCAGCAACACCGTTATCGGTACCAGCAGTTAGCCATGAAGCTAAGTTGCTATAATTGTTCGAAGCAGCTCCGGAAAGAGCAGCTGACGAAGCACCGGTGTAAGCAGTGTTTAAATACTGGTAACCAGCTTCTGTGTTAGCAGCAGCAGCTAGTACGCCAGCCTGTCCTGTTGGAGTCGTTGTACCTGAACCAGCACCGTCATTCGTGCCAAGTGTTTGGCCTGTATAACGGTAACGTAGAGCAAATGCAAGACCGACTGGACCTGCCATTGGTTGAACACCAACGATTTCATTTGTGATTAACTCGGGAAAAGTACGACGAATCATAGGAATCAAGATCTTTGGAAGACGATAGTCGCCTGTTGCGTAGGTGTCTGTACCAGGAGTACCTGATGCATAGCCTGCAGCACCAATAGAAGAAGCATTACCAAATGCACCACCGTTACCTGCAGTATTAATGCCTGTTGGTACATATCCTGGACCTGCTTCACGAATGCACCACTGCTCTTGATTTTCAAGTAGCATTGCTGTATTCAAACGAGTATGATCATCTTCAATTGCTGCAACGTTCTTTGAGGAGTAGTCCAATACTGGAGCCCACTTCTCGAGAAGAGCTGCTGCTCTTGATTCATCAATATATGCCTGTGTAGGTCTGATTGATTTATTCATTGTGTGTTAATTTCCCTTTATATATATTGTCGACCCCAAGACTCTGCTTACGCAGGTCAGGTTACTCAGGAATTAACCTTCTAGAAAGTGTTTTATTAGTACTTGCTTAATTCAGTCAAGTATGGTGAAAGTGGTTTTGCGTCTTCTTGTGTTTGTTCTAAAACAACACGATCAACGTTAGTACTTTCACTTAAAGCTTCTTCCTTTAAGGTCTCAAGCCTGTCATTAGACTTCTTGGCAAACAACTTTACTGTATAATCAAAGTTTTCAGAAATGAACTGAGCAGATTTGTCAGACATTACCTTTTTGATATACTTCTTTTGTTGTTCATCAAGCACTGCACTCTTTTGCTCTATTAATAAAGCAGCCTGTACTTTGTCAAGTTCAGACTTTAATTGTGCATTCTCTTGAATGACAGACTCAAGCTTTTTGGAAGCTTCACTAATTTGGTTTTTACCGTCGATAATTGCTTCTTTAATACTCTCTTTTTGTAGAGCGGCATCAACGGCTAAATGGTTACGAAGGCTTTCTAATACTGTTATTGCCTTCTTGTTACGTACAGCTTCTTTGATTTCTTCAGCAGGTATTGCTTCATCAAGGTAAGCTTCTAAGTAATCACTAATAGACTCAACAATTTGAGCCTTAAAATTCTTTGCATCTTCATTTAATGCTGTTTCGTATTTTTGGATAACGAGCTTTAATTTTTCTGCTCTATCAGCATCAATAGCTTCAACTACCTTTTCTAATTTGCTTGTATGATCTGAATCAATTGACTCTAATAGCTGTTCTAGCTTCTGGCTATAAAGTTCATCCTGTTCATTGAGTGCTTTCTCAACGTGTAAAGTAACTTTTTCCTTTACTTTGTTTTCAATAGCTTCTTGGATCTTCACCATTGATTCTTCTGATAAATTCTTGAATAGTTCGTTGTCCATATTAGAAAAGGTTATTATTATTATTTATGATCCTCTGCTTAATTTTCTTGTTAACTGCATCATTTAAATACGTGTTAGCTTTTTTATAATTTTTATCTAACATAGCAGACACGAATCTTTTAATATCTTCTTTTACTTTCATGTTATAATTTATTTATAAAGGAGATAATTGCATCCTTTAGATATTGATCTTTGTTATGACGTGGCAGAGTTCCGATCTTGTTTTGAAAATTGTCGTAAAGTTCTTCAAATGAACCATCTTTAGCTAAAACGTATTGTTTGCTTTCTAAGATACCATTTACAAAAGCTTTTGAAAAGCTTGGATCAGCAACACAATCAACAGCTACTAATCTAAAGTCTTTTACTCTAGCTTGGCCATTTGATTCAGAAACTAACTGACCTAAACCTCTTGTGCTCATACCAACTCTAACACCGTCATCAATTAATGAACGTACTATTAGACCTGTTGGTGTTGAAAGCACTTTGCTCTTACCGTAAAATACATTTCCGTCTTGAGTTAGCTCAGTTACTAAATGACAAGCTCTTTCAAGATCTACATCTGCAGTAGTTGGGTGATTTAACTCACCCATTGCTCTACCTGGCTTAATCATTTCTTCTGTGTAACGCTTAGCTTCAAGTCTCATTTCATCTAAGCTATAAATTCGTTTGTTCCTATTAACCCCCTCAGCCATCATATATGGACCTTTAATGAAGAAGGTGCGTGGTTGATTAGCATTCTTTTCCTCAACGATATATTCATAATCGTTGTTGTTGGATGGTGTTTCAACAATTAGTTTAAAACTCATTTAATAATATTTATTGTTTTCTTCTCACTTTCAATTGATACCTAACTCTTTTTCCGTTAAGATTATAAACTCACACCCTTTGGTTTTTGCCCATTTTTTAGCAGCCTCCCACTTGGCCTGGTTAGTAATCCAAGTGGTTTGCTCATACAATACTGTAGATTTCTTTTTTCTGTTGTTATCGATGGGTTTAGCAACTTGCTTGCTTGGTTTTATCTCCACTAAAAACTTCTTTTTATTTCCATTTTTATCTTTAAAAATTATAAAGCTATCAACAAAGTATCTGTGCACTTTCCCGTCCAACGGATTAATATACGGAATAATTATGTTTTCACTACCCCACTGTACTATGTTTTCATTGGCATCTGCCCATCTGAAAAACTTAAGTTCCCATCCAGATCTGAATATGGGGTGAGAAGTACCCATGTACTTGTTATGATTAGTAGGTTTAAAGATACCTTGTCTGTATTCCATTACATGTTATAAAGCGGTTTAATAACTTCCGCTTCTGTTTTAGTACCGTTCTTTAACCCTTCAATATCCATCATCAAGTTCTTTCTCTGTTCTACATCTAACTTAGAGTCATTTACAGCATGTTTAGCGTCTTCAAACTTTCTAGCTCTAATAAGTTTTATAACCTTTATTAGTTCTGGTGATTGTTTTTGCTTTAACACTGTACTACCTCTCTTTAATGACATAGACTTTTGTGTCTTACCAACAACAAAGTTAAATGTTCTCTCCGGACTACCTGCAAGATCATTTTTAGCAACCGTATTAATAACATTATTGTATATGTTGCATATATGATATGCTGGGTCGCTACCTTGTTTTTCATCAAACATTACCAATTTTGATAATGGTTCAAACTCTGTTTTACCTCTAAAAATATCTTTTAAGAAAGCAACAGCTGCTCTTTCTTCTGGTCCTTGACCTGCTACATCTAAATCTTCTAATGATTTAAATTCACCTCTACCTTCTTGTTCAATTCTCTTTGCAAAGTTTATAGATCCTTCTTTTACTAAATCATGAATAGCATTTATAAACTCTGGACGAGCTTGTTCCATTTTATGTTTATTCTCACCAGCTAAATTTTCATGATGTTTTAATTCTTCTTCTATCTGTTTAGCAAAATGGTAACCTTGCCTTGAAAGAGGTTTAGCCATTTTTAAAATATTAATTCTTCTATCTTTCTTTCTATAAGCCGACTCTTCCGGAGCATTACCAAACTTTGAACCCATAGTAGTGTCCCCACTTTTCATCTTTCTTAAAATTTCTTCCAAACGTTTTACGTGATTAGCTTCAGCAGTGTACTCATTATGTAGACGTCTATAATTACTCATTACCCTTGCAAGCTCTTTACCTGCTTCTGGATCTGCAGCCGTTACAATTAAAGCAACTCTAATTAAATTGTTATTGTCTATAGGTATGTATCTACCCTTGTCTGGTGTAGGATTGACTTCTTGTTTCTTAATTTCAGGATTTGCTACACCAGTATCTTTACGAAAACCCATTGGACCGGTAGCCACAAAACGCATTGGATCTTTGCCTATTTTAGCTTCCGTAACTAATTTAGCTAAATCATTAAACTTCATAGTATTATTTATTATTAACCTACGAAG